TGTAATAGTGGGTGCAGTCCCACTAGGCCACTTTACAGCACTAGGCCATGTAACAGTACGAGAGCCTGTACCATCTTGTTTGAGCAACATGATGAAAGACTTACCTGCTGTAGCTGTAGGGAATGTAAAAGTACAGTTGCCTGTCAATGTCAAGATTTGTACTGAACCATTAGCTAAGTCAATTGTGTAAGCTGTAGAAGTGTTGGCTGTAGCAACTTCCTCTGTGTAACCATTGGTGAATGTACCAGCTTCAATCGTTTTGTTTGTCAGAGTCTGTGAATCTGTAGTACCTACAACAGTACCAGAAGGAAATGTAGGAAGTGTTGGTGTACCTGATAAATCAGCATAAGCACCACTAGTTGCAACTGTGGACAACCCCGTCACTTCAGAAGCTGCAATAGCTCCATCAGCCAATGGATTACCTGCGCTTACAAAGTTTGCTAGTGTTCTTGCTTTAGTCATCTATGTTTACTCCGTAGGTTGTGTAGGCCATGTAATTGTCCAAGGAAATCCTTCTTGATCAGGTACATCCCTCAATGCTTGGCAGTAGTCATCCCATTGTTGGGTAGTTGTTAAGTCTCTACGATAACGCCAGTCAGTTTCAGCCAACTTAGCATCACGAGTAGCTCGAACACTCTTAGCCTGTTCAGCATCCTTAGAAGCTTTGTAAGCAGTTTCGTGCTGTAGTGCTGTGGTAGTTACACCATTCTCAACAGTATCGATAAAGGTAGGGCCTAACACATACTTTGTGTACCACTTACCATCAATCTGCTCTACACCTTGTGCTTGAGAGTATTGGTAAACAGTACCACCTGTAGCTTGTGCGCCTTCAAAGACTACATCAGCACCCAAAGCCTCTAAGATTTCAGTTGTTGTTGTCTCCCATGATGGGCCTCCACGGTCTTTTGTGTATGCACGAAATTCACTTTCGTACATGACTTGTCCACTCTCACGAATTCTGATTTGCATGATTTTTCCTTTAAGCGATGGCAAGCGCTATGTAGGATGCGCCTGAGATATTTACATTATTACCTGAAGCGGCTGTAACTTGAAACCCTGTTGCTGTTGTATCCACCCAATTTGTAGAAGTTACTTCTGCGGCTGTTGAGTTCAATAAAAGGTACGGATCGGTAGATGAAGATAGGCCGCGTGAACTATCCCAGACGTACCAATCCCCTGCGGCATCAGTTCTTTTTATGAGGACAAAGCGGCTACCAGCAGTGAACCCACAGTTAATTGTCTGTAGTGTTCCTGTACCTGTAAACGCGGTGCACTTCGAGACCCCAGCGCAGGTTGCAAATAGGTAGGCGACATAGGTAACGCCAGAGCCGTTAATTTCTTGTACTGAGCCAACAGAAAATCCAGTTGCTGTACGACTAACTGGAGAACCCCAAATAGATGTCCCTTGATTGTCATAAGCCCATGTTGCATTTAAGGCATTTGCGTAACTTCCGTTTGTTGAATTAGGCGCATTTGTACACCATGTCCACCAAGATTCCGTGGCTGATCGTTTCTTTGTAATGATCAACTCTGGCGCAACACCTAAGTTGTGCGCCACAGTCCTTGCACTTCCCGTCCCTGTATAGCAAACCTCATCAAAGAAGCTGGGGGCACGCCTGAATGAATACGCTACAAAATCATTGCCAAAAAGATCAGGAAGCACAGATGTGTTGCTTTGAAATCTTGATGGCGTACCATAGTCACTTTCAGCACCTGTTGATGAAGAAATTGAACCATAAGTGCCACGCAGTCTGTCTAATACGGCTGTATTTAAACTGCTAAAACCTCTGCTGTGATCCATCAATAAATCTACGGGAAACCCTGTTGTCACTGAAGTGGTATCTGTTGCGCCTATATTAGGACTAAAAACACTCGTCCCACTCGTAGGCACTTTCATCGGGCCTCTACGAATGGCTATGTAGATGTAGGTGTTTCCTGCTGATTCGTACCCTTTAAACCCCGTTGAAGTAGGATCAATTACATAGTCGCCAGCTTCAGCGTTAGACAGATTTGGCTTTAAAACCTTATCACCTGTGCCAGAACCATTGTCAACAACAAATCCTCGCATGTTGTCGACCATCTTCCAATCGCCAGTCACATTCGTTACTTTGTAAAGAATAAACTGTGGCTCCCATCCAAGGTCTACTGTTGCTTGTCCAGTAAACGACCCACACGAAATCACATTGTCTGTACCAGTCAGACCAAAGCCTCCTGCGTTGTGGGCGAATAGGTAGGCGACGTAAGTGCTACCAGTTTCATTTACAGCAATACTATTTCCAAGTGTAAAAACAGTTGATGTTGGGTCTGTGTTATTCCATCTATTTGCACCTGTTGATGATGCACTAGTAGTGTTTAATGATAAATATGCAGTATTTCCTAAACTTGTGTGATAAACCTGCCAATCACGCACATTGTTAGTTTGTTTAATAAACATACAAGCGGGAACTGAACCAAGATTATGTGAAACTGTACGACCAGATGTTCCATCTCCAGTATAGGTTACAACATCAAAAAACTTTGGTTGCTTACGAAATGTCCATGAAACTAAAGAATCAGCAGAAGTATTCACTCCAGCAGATGATCCAATACTAAACCCACTACTAGTAAAACCACTAAAAACTGCGCTATTATTAGTTTGAGCAAAAGTTCTATTTGTATTTAAATAGTTTGCTGCACCTCTAGCTGTGTCAGCAAGAAAATTATCAAATGCAGTAGTTCTAGATTTCGCCCAAACAAGTCCACCTTTAGTAGAAAGGTCAATGCCGTTAGTAATGGTCTGTGATGTTCCATTGCCTGTGTAGAGGTACGTTGAAAACACGTCCTCGATGTAGTTGGCTCCACCATTAGCAGCCGATGTATTACTTGCAAACATTAGCTATCCTTAAACTGTGTAGTTCTTGCCAGCATCTGATCCATACCAGTTTGTGCCATCAGCCGTAAAGATGTACTTATCTAGCTTAGAAGCGGTACTTGTAATGGTAGGTGCAGTTCCACTAGGCCACTTAACAGCGGCAGGCCATGTCACAGTACGGCTACCTGTACCATCTTGTTTAAGCAACATGATGAACGATTGACCAGCAGTTGCAGTTGGGAATGTAAATGTGCAATTACCAGTCAACGTTAGTATTTGCACTGTTCCGTTAGTTAGTGCAATGGTGTATGCAGTGCTGGTGTTGGCTGTATTTGTCTTCTCAATGTAATCCTGATTGAGCTGAATCTGACCGCCAAAGTAGTTGGCAGCAGTACCTGCCATGTACAGGTTATAACGTCCTGTACCTGATGCAATAGCACCATAGAAGCCGTAGTTATTGGTTGCGCCTGTTAGAGTTCCAGTTGCGATGTAACCATATTGGTTTGTTACAGCAGAACCCGCGCCAATTGTTCCTTGAACAGCACGAAAGTGGTATAGATCAGATAAAGTAAAAGCCGCCGCCGCTGTATTTGCAACAGAAGACACACCCCAATATGCGACTGTTGAATCTGACTGGATTGTCAAACTCGTTTGCGATCCATACGTTGTTGTGCTTCCAGTAGCATTTTTAAAGACGCCAAAATTGATGCCAGCCGAAGGTGTACCGCCAATACCCACTTGCCCCGAACTATTTATACGCATCCGCTCAGTAGGACTTGATGCACCATCAGCAGTAGTGCTGAACACCAAGCGTCCGGGCATATCGTTTGTGCCGGGGGTGCCATCTACAACGGCCTGGATTGAAGCCGCACGAATAAACGCAATTCCATCTGAACCTGCGAATTGTAAAACGCCAATTTGATCGTTTTGATTAACAATTGTTTGAGTTCCAACAGAAGCGCCGCGAGATTTTGCAAACCCAGAAATTGCGCCGTTGTCATCAGCACTCCAAATGCTAGATGTAAAGCCGTTATCAAACACAGATGTTGACTGCGCTTGAATTTTTCCAGTGATTGTGTTTATTGCAGAAGTAGTTAAACCTCCAGAAATAACTCTGCCATTTGCATCAACAACAAAAGGCGTTGAATCAGGATTAGCAGAATCTTCTACAACAAGTGCATTACCTGCGCCTGTTTGAGTAATACGCAAAGCATCGGATGCGCTACTTGTTGAAATGACAGTCGTTCCATCATCAGCAATAGTTACTGCGCTGTTTTGAACCAACTTGCCCGTAGTGCCATCAAAACGAACAATCGCATTGTCAGTAGATGAAGATGGGCCAACAACATCGCCTGACCCACTGCCGCCAGAAGCCGCAATAGTGATTCCACCTGCGCTATTGGTAACAGTAATTCCAGAACCTGCTGTCAGAGTTGCTTTGGTCAGAGTGTTACCAGTAGAGTTACCGATCAACAATTGACCATCTGTATAAGAAGTCTGTCCTGTACCACCATTGGCAACAGGCAAAGTTCCTGTCACACCTGTAGACAAAGGCAATCCAGTCAAGTTAGTAGCAGTACCGCTAGAAGGTGTACCCAAAGCACCACCATTTACTACAGCCGCACCAGCAGAGCCTACATTGACCGCTAGAGCCGTTGCTACGCCTGTTCCTAGACCTGACACACCAGTAGCGATTGGAAGCCCTGTAGCATTCGTTAAAGTGCCACTAGAAGGTGTACCAAGAGCAGGTGTCACCAAAGTAGGTGAGTTAGCAAAGACCAATGCACCGCTACCTGTTTCATCAGATACCGCAGTAGCCAAGTTTGCTGAACTAGGAGTAGCCAAGAAAGAAGCCACACCTGTACCCAAACCACTCACACCAGTGCTAATTGGCAAACCAGTAGCATTGGTCAAAGTAGCAGAAGCTGGAGTTCCCAAAGTAGGGGTAACCAATGTTGGGCTATTGGCAAACACCAAAGCACCAGAACCAGTTTCATCTGTTACAGCAGAAGCTAGGTTAGCACTTGATGGAGTACCTAAGAATGTTGCTACACCAGTACCAAGACCTGAAACACCTGTGGAGATCGGCAGACCAGTTAAGTTAGTTGCCGTACCAGAAGCGGGAGTTCCCAAGGCGGGAGTCACCAAAGTAGGACTGTTTGACAGAACAACTGCGCCAGTACCAGTAGAGGTAGTTACACCAGTACCACCATTGGCTACAGGAAGAGTGCCTGTGATGTCGGAGGTAGAAAGGCTTACTGCATCCCAAGAAGCATTTGTGCCGTCAGTTTGCAAGTACTTGTTTGCATTACCTGATTGAGTAGGCAAGAGGTTGTTCAAAGCAGCAGTAGCTGTAGAAGCACCTGTACCGCCATCAGCAACCGCTAAGTCTGTGATACCAGTAATCGAACCACCAGTAATTGCGGCAGCAGAGTTATCTGTCTTTGTTGCAACAGCAGTAGCAATATTGTTGAACTCTGTGTCAATCTCAGTACCCTTGACAATCTTTAGAGGATTGCCAGGCGACAGGTTGTCTTTTGATGCAAAGTTCGTGGTCTTGGTGTAATTTGACATAGTTTACCTCTTAGCCCATTTTGCCATCTTTGGCTTGAATTTCAATCTTTTGTAGAGAAAACGATGTTCCATTAATCGTAGTCTCATACCCAGTCTGGACAATCTTTCCAAAGCCAGAAGCATTTGCTGTTAGCGTCTTAATTGGGACACCACTTGTGTACTCAGCAATGTTGTACTCAGCAGTGCCATACTCATAACTTGTTTGTGAAGGAATGTAGATATTCTCTGCACGATAAGCACCTGAGTAATCAAAACCCCAATTGATCGTCAAATATTGGTTTGATCCACCAATAACGATGGCTGTAACATTCTTGAGAATAGAAATCTGGTTAGGATTTCCTAAGTCAGCATTGTTTGTGTAATACGCAAACCGATAAGTTGAAATGTCATCAAGATAAGTATCGTACTTACCAATGTAGCCATTCTTACCAATGTACAAATCACCATTTCTTAGTGATTTCAAGCAAGTAGGAGCAATTGAGTCCCACTTCGTTACACGAGAAGAGCCATCTTGCAAAGACTGCTTCGTATCAAAGCAATAAACTTGGAAAGATGCAGGTAAAACAAGCAGGTAAAAGGCTTCTTTTTC